CAGCTAGTACACCAGCACTGCTTCGTGTAATGGTGGTATCAGTAGCATGGCCTAACTCAATACCAGTAACCTGTGGGCTATCCCCAGTACCAACACCAATGCTAGTCCGTAGAGTAGCCCCACTTTCTGCTACAGGATCAGTAGTACCATCCCCGACAATCATTTCACTATTGGCCAAGACAGACATCGCTGTTACAGCGCCTGTACCAGAGCCTAGAAGGACACCACCATCAGTCAACGTAGTAGCACCACTGCCACCGTTAGCAACTGGAAGAGTACCAGTAACGGCTGCTGTTAAACTAAGGGTTGGTCCGTTACCAGTTGTGCCATCATGAGCGTGACCACTGCTACCAAAAGCCGTAATTAGTTGATTGTACTCATTATTGAAATCAGCAGCAAGGATTACATTGCCAGTCGTAATCGTACTTTGTCTAGAATATCCTGCCATATTTACCTCCGATCACCAATAACAAATTCTGTCTGGTAACCTTGAATGCTATGAGATGGGTTTGTGTCTTCAGACAGGATTTGCAGGGATAACGCAATCCCAGAGCCTATCAGATGTTGATGCTTTTGAATTGCTCCGGTTGGAGTACCATATGTTGCAGTGCCATATAAAGAAGAGCTACTATAATAGCCTATACCACCACCACTCGTAATCGTAAAGGATAGGGGCTGGGATATAGATTCATCACCATAGTCCAAAATAGCCTTAACAGTAAGGGAAATAGGCCCCTCAGGTTTATAGAACATATGAAGTCTATGGAATACTTTTCGTATAGTGTCATCACCGAAGTCATCGTCTACAAAATTCATAGAGGACGGTATGTTAGCCCCATTAAAAGTATTACCACTCTCTTGTTTGAATATAAAACCATCATCAAGGCTACCATGAATAACTAATTCATCATCCCCAACGAAATCACTATCCACAACAGAGGGCTTAAACCCAGTTAAGGCTCCGGCTTCCCAAACTAGTTGACCTTGGCTATTCTTACGAAGTCCCAAGATAATACCAGCAGCATCAGGGACTGAAATAGATGAGGTGGGGCAGAACATACGATAATGGTTCTTAGTCCTAACACCTACTGCAACCACATTAGAGCTACCCGATACACTTAAGCAATCTGAGATACGTTTTTGTATATCACGGGTAAGACTAGCAAGCTCGATATCACCAATTTTCTCTGTAGCAGCAATAGTACGAATACCATCAGGGGCTAGAAATAATAGTTCACCACCAAGCTCAACAATACTATCTGAGGCCAAGCAACCAAGACGCTCTGTAATAGGCTCTACTTTGAAGTCAAACATGGAGCTACCAGTAAGCTTATGGAGACTGTGTTTACAGAAGATGATTAGCATGTCACGGAAAACATGAATGTTCATGATTTCATCACCAACGATGATTTCACCACCACCATCAATAGTCAGGAACTTAGTTTCATCAGCAGGAGCTGAAAAGATAATGCCACTAGAGTTGGCTGAATATCCAGCAAAGAACATGTGATCCTTGAACTCAGTGACAAACTTAGGATTAGCAGGGGAGCCCGTACCATTTAGTACAGTATATGTGGAGCCATCATACTTAAAAGCATACTGTCCACCATCACACCCAATAATACTTTCAGTACCATTCCAGTTATACCGCCAGAAACGGTGTTTACCCTGAGCTGTACGAGTATCTGAGTTTATCTTACTTCCCCACGAAGAACCTGTGCCAAAGAATACTTCAGTATTACCAGAGGATGCATGCTCTCTTGCAACAACTACGCCACTGTTGAATACTGCTGCACCAAGGATAGCCCCAGTTCCTGACACTTCAGTAGTAGAGTATTTGACGTACCCATCAATACGACGATATCCACCGCTAAGGCCTACTTCGTAGTTATTTGAAACTGCTAGGCGACCAGGAAATTTTGTCAGTGACAAAACATCAAGTGTCTCTACCAAACCACCTTCGGCTATTGTTGTCTTCTTTTGAAGGCGTTCAGAAGGCATTAATTATCCAATCCTCTAGGTCCATACCAAATCTCTCCGTAAACGGTGAAATTGATATTATTGGCTGAATCAGTGCGTATAGCTAGATTACCGTTAAGATCACTCATCCAGATACCCACCACTAGAGACATAGTATCATTAGCAACAATGGTTGTGTCCCATGCTAAGGCTGTAGTTTCATTATACGTTGTACCATTATCATCATGGAACAGACGATACGCATGTGGGTTAGTATCAAGATTGGTGATGATAATGGCCGTAATCTTTACTAATACCTTAGCTCGTGGTGAGAATATACTTACGGCTGTAGTATTAGCTGGTCGTAATTGACCTAGCTGACCAGCAAGTGCCCCAGATTCATTAAAAATTGGCATTAATTAGAACGAGTCCGTACGTTAGAGCTGGTAACTCGGCCCTGATTTGGGACTCTATTATCACTCATGCTTTTGGGGTACTCAATCAGCTTAGCACGCATATTCTTTATACCCTTGTTATAATTGCTTTCAGCAGCTCGTGCTTCATCAAGGTGACTACGGAAACGATACATATACATCAAGGCACGCTCCTCAATGAGCGTATGCCATTCAGCCGGAATAGAGGGGCTATCTGTATTAGCAGACATTACGGTAGGGTCGACCCAAGCATCATACAATACATCATAGGGCTTGTCAGGTACACCAGATAATCCAAATTCATCGCTATGAGTACGAAACACTCGTTGTGGATATAAAAGGGATGATGGGATAAGCAGCTCTTCATTGGTACGGAACCAACGTTTCCACTCATCCAAATCAATATACGTCAGATCACGACCACTGATATTCTCGTGAACTGTGATTAGATCAACGTCTGCGTTATTATTGGCGTCGTTCTGAATACGAATGAACGTAGTACCAGTAGTCGCTGTAAAGTTCTGTTCGTGGAAAGCCCCGCCCCCAGCGTTAGTAATCGCCTTTGAGGAATCAGACAGGATATCCGTAGCACCAGAGCTAGTTCCAACACGAATCTTAACGGTATTTGTAAACGTACGCAGGATGATTTTGTACTCAATATTAGCAATAGTGGAAACAGATTGCTCTAGAGCACCAATGCCACTAGAACCACCAGCAAGACGCGCTCGTCCATTGCCAGTTGATGTATAGGCAGCAGAGCCAGTACCAGTATGTTGAGCAGTCCAGCTCGTAGTAATATCAGAAGTGAAAGCACTATTACTTAACAGTTGACTCGGGCGAATAAAAAAGCTCTCCCAATCAATACTTCGATAAGTAGTTGGAAGAGCGTACCTTTGTATCCCAGGAGTTACTGTTTTAGTCTGCTCAGAAATAAGATAGGGCCATTCCTTCTCTTCGTTGTTGATATCCAACACGGCTTTAAGAATGGAGTCCTCAGCGTGTTCTTGTACGCCGGTATTACTTCCTATAGTTGTGATCTTTACTTCGTTAAGCGCTACGAGGGCGTTATTTACGAGAGTCTTAAAATCAGCCATATTATTCCACTATAAAGAGGGTGGGGAGAGCATTTTCAGCCCTCCCCATTAGCTTACGCTGTAGCAGTACCGCCATCGCCATCGAAGTCTTCGTTGACGCCAGAGATATCACACAAGATAGCCCAGACACGAATCTTACCAACCGTAACTGTACCAGTGTTAACCAAAAGGTCAATGGTATCAGCAGTGGTGACAAGAGTGTCAGGAGCCGTAGTGGATGAAGCTACAAGTGGGCTATAGCCATCAGCAGTATACGTGGCATAAGCAGCCGCGAACTGATTAGCAGTACCACCAGTAATTTCAATGTCAAAGGTTGGAGTACTCGCAGTCGTCAAAGCAGTGACAACTTCAAGACCGGCGTGCATAATCAGGGTCTGAGCAGGAACCTGAATCATACGATAGACATCAGCAGCCGCAGCATTCTGCTTCGCAAAGTCTACAATCGACTCCACCATGTAAGGGACGCGGATACCATGAACCGGATGACCCGTAGTACCCCCCTTTAGATAATCAACATAAGTAGCCATTTTGTTTCCTTTCCTTAGTCGGTTTTATAGAAACAAGTGCCCAAAGCAGCACTACGAATAACCTTACGGCCATACATA